CCCTATCTGTATATGTAGAAAAGGGATATAGGATTAACCACTATATCCCATCTTTTAAATACCTGCTTTTTGAAATATATAATTTAAGTCTAGAATTTCATAGTCGTAATATGGTATTATTACTAATGGAATACTTTTTCTTGCGCAATATCTCAGCTTTTGTGTATCATTATATTTTTGTTGAGCCAACTTCTTTCCCCCACCATAAGCATCAACTGCGGTATAGTGTTGCTCGCCATTATATTCTATTACGAAATCTAACTCTCCATCATCATCAAATACTGCAAAGTCAAAACGCAGAGGCTTTCCCGAGCTAGTAGTTAAGTCTGGGAAAATATACTGTTGCTCAAAGAGAAGCCCTGCCTGTTCTAATATTTCTTTAACCTTGATTTCTCCTCTTGACATGGGAGCTTTAAAAGCTCCTAAATTCATTTTTCTTCAGCCCCATCTTCGGAAAGGGCAATCCCTAAGCCGATCATTAACTCCAAGAAAATATCAGTAATAGCTTGAGCTTCCTCTATACCAGGAGCATATCCACGAGCTAGTAGTCCATTATAAACATATTCGTCTATTGCTCGATCATCTAAAAAAACATCACTTGGTTCCATGCTTTTTCCTCCCTAATTAACTAAAAAATACGAAGTCAGAAGCTCTAAATTTTCCCTTCTTCTTCTTATCGTTATCTTCAAGCATTTTTATATAATATAGACCATATTCAAAAGCTGAGAATTTATCTTTTGGTACTCTAGAATTAGCTTTTTCTAAGACTACGTTTTTACCATCACGTTTTTCTCGGAGATTCATCATTTCTTCTTTTAATATAGAAGTCAATACAAACGGACGCAAATACTCTGAACGAACTTCGGGCAACATATCTTTACCCATTTTGGTAGCTAGTAGCTTGGCTTTAGCTGTTCTTTCATCTATTAAAAATCTCACCTTGCCCGAACTAATTTGCGTTACTACATTAACATGAGCTTCATTATTGATATCGGCATTAGCCTTAATTAAATATAATATATTGCCTTCTGTAGAAGAGTCTCCTGAATAATACTTTTTGAAATCTCCACGCTCATCATTGATAACTCCAAATGGAGGCAATTGTTCACCTGTCTTTTTATCTGCATTTCTAGTAACAAGATAATCCACTAGACCCGCTCCAAGACCATTGGCATCAACCGCAATAGCTTTAGGATAGAATTTATAGTATAGTTTTTTAATTGCAATAGCTTGATCCTCAAAGTGCTCACTTTCAATTGTAAAGATATTAGACAAAGATTTAAGAGCTACTCCCTGTGGCTGTGGATTGACTTTAAAAATCATGATAGCAGTTTGAGCTCCCTGTCGACCTACGTCTATTCCAAATACATAATAGTGACCTACGCTGCCTCGATTAGCATGTTCAGTCTCAGGCTGATTCAGCACTCTATATTTATCAAATTGATCGGCATTAAAGAATGCATCATCCATAGTTCCCGACCACATAGATTCATATTCTCGCTCAAAGCTGGCCTCATTAAAAGTACCATCTTGCCGCATGTCTCTGACAAATCCTCGATCTAATAGATTATGCTTGACTGGAATTCGCCAAGTTCCACCAAATACAAATGCTGTTCCTGGGCGCATTATCTGCCAGAGGAGAAGTTGAAGTTGTTTTTGATAGGCGAATGAATCTCTAAATCCTGCGGTGGTCACATAGATTTGACTTTTATTAAGACTTTCTGCAGGATCTACATCGCCATTTGCTGCACGCCTACTTACATTCATTAGAGGTAGAATAACTTGATTGAGCTTATCGCCATCAACTAAGATGACTTCTTCTATGAGGCCGCCATGTCTTCTTCCTCCACGAGTACTTTCTCGAACTGCAACAATATCCAGGCGTGAACCATTTTTGAATTGCAGTCTGACATAGTCTTTAGCGAACTGTGTTTTGCCTGGACGCCAATCTATCTCGGCATTAAGAGGAGGAAGTAATTCTAGAATCTCCTCGATCTTTTCTTTAGCGATATTAGCTGCCTGCTCTTTACCACCCGAGGCAATAAATAGCTTGGCTCCTGGAAATAGCACACATCGTATCATCAGAGCCATTACTGAGAGAAAGGATTTTGAAAAGGCTCGGGTGAATGTGCAGTATACATATTTGTAGCGAACTGCTACTCGTAAAAATATTCGTTGATAGAAGAAGAGTTTAAATGTTGAATCTGGTGGGGTGAGCATATCGACAAAAATATCTGGATACTCTCGCCAATAGCTGATCCACTGTCTGAAAACTGGGACCTGCTTGCGGGCCCTATCTTCATTAAGAATTATTTGATCCATCATCTAGAATCTCTCCTTCATCAATTAAATCTGAAAGCTCTAGGAAGTCGTCATCTTCTAGTTCTTCGGCTGTTACAGCATCATCATCTTCTGTACTCTGCAATTCCATTTGTTTAATGGTAGATTCTATGAGCGAGCCTAAATTCAATTCGGTTTTGACTAGTCGATCAAGATAGGCCGTGATGTCTTTTATGGTTAAGTCAACTATGTCATCATTTTCTTCGTCGTGGTAGCGGGGAATGAATCCCTCAGATTCACATAGTCGAACCATTTCGCCGATAGAGCTGATGAATGCTTCTTCTTCTGTCTTATTTTGAACTGCGGTAAACTTAGCTGAGCGCATCATCTGATCGTAGTTTTTGCTCAGTTTAGAAAAGCCGTCAATATCTCCTGTGTCGATAGCCTGATTCATTTTTAAAGAGGTCTTGCAAATCATTTTGAGATAATCCTCATGACTAGCTCCTCTGATATCATAGGTTTCGTGCATTTGATTATAGAAAGATTCTAGTTGAACCCATTCATCTTCTTTATACAGTCTGCCCCATTTAGCTATCATGCGATCTTTTTCTAGTCGAGTCATAGTAGATCCAAAATCATAGCGTGATGATGGATCATACTCTTCATCTGAAGGGTCTAGCCCTGTTGCTCGGCTGTATTGAGTGCGCTGCTCTTCTTCTAGCACCTTAAGTTTGCGCAATCGCTCATTATGTTCTTCTACTAGTCGATCTGTATCGCTCCATCTGTAGTGAGTGTATTGAGCCAATTTCATTTTTGCTAGATATCTTCCCAGAATAGAGGATCCTTTAGTCTTTTTAGGATCCCCGCCATATCTTGTGACCAGATTATCCCACTCAGAGGGCATAAACGGCACATCAACATCCTTCAAAATATGGTAAAAAGTGCTAGGTTCGTGCACATTTACGTGCATTGTCACACACTTTTTACAGGTTTTCATGTGCTCGCCAGTCTTATCGAGGTAAAAATTCTCCTCATTCATCTCTCTTACACACTTATTACAGTACATTTTATAGCTCCTCTGCCTTTTCGGCTATGCGAGACCTGCGAATTATAGGTAGATAGACATGTCCAAAGCCTGAAAATCCGCTAAATATCTCGACAATTCTGCGTAAGCCGTTATTTTTGCCTTCAAAAGCCCAGGAATCCAGCTGAGTTTCAGGATCTCCCTCTAAAATCACCTTTGAACCCTCTGAGCAGCGTTGAACTACTAGTTTTACTAGGTCTGTGGTTAAATTTTGAGCTTCTGTGATGTATAGAATGTCGTCTCGATGTAGTTCGTAGCCTCGAATATCTGAAACTGGAAAGATTTCTAGTCGATTTTGCTGTAAAAGCATATCTACTACTAGTGAATCGCCTAGTTTTGAGCTCAGTACCGCACCAATCGAGTTTTGTAACAACTTATCTATGCGATCCCCCGAGTAAAAGCCCAGTTCTTCTGATCCGCGCACCTTGGTAGGATTAACGAAAATCACCAATCTACGTCGATGCCCCGATTGTATCTCGGAAAGAGCCCAGGAGAGTGATAATAAAGTCTTGCCCGTTCCCGCATGACCTGTGAGCACTGTGATGTCGTCGTTTTTGAGTGAGTCGAGGGCGCATATCTGATATTCGTCTAGTGGTTTGATGACTGGAAAGTATGAGCTTTTAGGTTTGATCTCGCGCACTGGGCGTAAGCCTCCACTAGCATCTCGTCTCAAAATCTGTTCGACAAATCGGCCTTCATCATCTCGCTGAATAATATAGTCGCCTGTGCGGGCCGCATCAAGATCTGTAGTCCAGCCTCGCTTCATTGGAGCATACTCTTTATAGTGCATACAAGGTACCTCTAGGGCACGAGCTTTTAGAGTCATACCTATATCATTGGAGACTATGATTGCGGAGTACAGGTTAGCTGCGTCAATGATTTGATCGTCAACATCTCGAGCATCGCTTTTGGAACGTACAAAGTGTAGTTGGTCTTGAAATTGTTCTATGTGTCGGATTCCTTGGCGAGCTTTAAATGATTTGTCGCCATCTTTCCATTTATTGTTGTCTAGTTCTTTTAGTACTTCATATAGAATATATACTTCTGATTGGGCGCCACCTAGGTGATTCAATAGCTTCTCGAAGTTTTCAACGCCCATTAAAATATTTGTATCAATAATATATCTAGACATTGTTTTCCTCGCCTCTGTATAGAGTTAATTTTACTGGAGTTAAATCTGTTTTTTTATTGCGACACTCTTTGCATACCGAGTAAAAGCCGTATTTAGCAGCTTGATTGGTACCAAAGTAGCGTCTGTGTGCCAGCTTGGTTTGATTACAACGTGAGCAGGTTTTGTAGAGACCTTTCATTCTATAGGTATAAACCCAGTTGAGAAAGTGTTCTCTGTATCCATCAGCTATCAGTTCGGGAATTTTATTACGCCATAGCGACGAAATATACTCTTGACTGTGCTCTTTGCCGTACTGTACCTGTAGGTAGTATTGAATTTCCTCATTAGTATCCCCGTCCACCTTCATGACCAGAATGTCATAGTAGATAGGGTGTCTAGCCTTTATAAACTGGTCTATAACAGCTTCTAGGTCTATCAGCATCCAACGCATGTCATTATGTAGATCGTCCCATAGAGCGTGCTTTAAGCGTGCGTACTGATTCAATATTTCGCTCACATGTACGGGCTGATCTAGTCTCAGCTCGTCGACATGACTTGCGGCCATGGGAATTCCGATATTGGTTCTGGTGTACATAGGAGAGCGGAATAGATTCTTGATAGCGTATTGTTCTTTGCGCATCTCGATAAGCATCTTTTTTATTTTGTAGCGCTCTCTGCCTTGGGCTTGAGCTAGTCTCTCTTCCCAGTGCTTGATGCGCTCTCTCAATCTGCGTAGATCTGGGATTTGAGCTAGGTCACTTTCGGTAATAGTATTTTTTGGAGTCAAAATAGTCTGTTTGTCTTCGCGCACTAGTGAGTGTAGTGCATCCTCACCACCTTCTAATCGCTCGGCTAAACCCTGAAAGCTAGTTTCTCTGCGGTTGATAGTCACCATGCGATTGTCGGTGAGGACTTCGCCCTTATGGTCAGTGCAGGAGAAGATTAAATAGTCAGCCATCTTTTGCAGGTCGCGGCTCGACCAGTGGGGGCTCTGGGTTAGCAGGTTATTGATATATTTTAAACGCTCTTGCGGATTTGTAATGGAATAATCCAGTCTCATAATTCACCTC